TGAATAATTTCTCTATCACTCTGCGTTGGGAATTTAAAATGGCATTTCTGAGTTGACATTTCGTAAAGGAAAAATTCTGCAAGGACAATTGAGTGCAACATGCTTTGCATTTTAAGAATGAGTTTATCCGGCTCTACTTCTTTCCAGTTATTTTTAATGTAATTGTATTTCTCTTCTATAGAGTCTATTTGCAACATCAAACAGTTAAATCCTCTCCTCTGTTCTTTTGTGATCACTGGATAGATATCAAGATAGTATCGTTCTAAAACTTTTATGTTTATTGGAGTATGTAGCCTTAAAATGTTATTTTCTGATACCTCGATAATCTTAATGGTATTTATTGTATATTTTATAGCGTCTTCCATTCTTTCATGTTCATCAGATAATGATGAGATAACTAAATCTCTGAGTCGCTTTGCCTTTGATTTTTCTTTTAACCACTCAATTATGGGTGAACATGCAACACCAAGAAAAAAAATAACAAATGGCACTAATTTTGAAACATCTAAACCTTGCTCCATATCTCTTCCTTTTTGGCGAAAGTTATAACTGTAGATAATAGTAGCATTGAGGGTTGAAAACTAATGAAAACATTCATCTTTAATCTCACCTGTTGTGAGTTGTGAAATCGCTATACTGAAGGTATTGATGTTTAGAATGTTTCCATAATACATTATTGATGTGGTGAATCCCCCTATGCGGAGGGGCGACCAGTCAGTTACAGAAACCTGTAAATGCAGCGCGGGCCATGCCGACTGGGGCATGCTCACCGGGAGGCACCCGGCACCACACTAATGCCTTAACATAGTGACTGTAATGACAAAAGGTTTGCTCTTTTTGTCTGTCAGACTATGGTTAACGAACGTAACGGTAAAAACGAAGGCTCTCCTGGTAAATCGGTAGCTCGGACTATTAGGTACACCTTCCTTTCGTTACAGCCTTGGTTGCCAACTTTCTTCCCGCTTCTCTGAGCGGGTTTTTTTTGCTCATAATCAGCTCAAATCAAACCTCCAAACAAGGAAGGCTATGAATTCCTTTGCTGGAGCTGCTTTGCTCTCAACTGAGAGGGGCACAAAGCAATGAGAAGCGGAATGGAAGGATGCTTTGCGCCGAAAAATTAGGTCATGGCGACGCATGGCATTGAAGTGACGTTATCGAGATGTTAAGTTTTATAAGTGGTGAATCCCCCTAGCGGAGGGGCGTAAACAGTTAGAAGCGAATCCTCAGCGCGAGTCACGGTGACTGACCAACGACTTACCGGGAAGCACCCGGCACCACACATACTGCATAACCCCCTAAAGGCCTTCCATTACGGTAGGCCTTTTCTCTTCCGGGGGCCAGAACGTTAATTTTCTGCCCGTATGCCTAAGCCTGTCTGAGAGGTGTTCATCGGCCGCATTGGCTAATGGGGTTACTTTTCTAATCTATAAGGGCGCTGCAGTGGATGCTTTACCAGAGATTAAGATGACGTAAAGCCTAAGCGGTGGGGAGTTTGTCTTGAGTGAAAATCTTACTACAGTAGGGGCACATCAGCGCAGAGCCTTTCTGGACTCGGGTGTAACTGTGTTCTGATTGGCTGGCGCAGCCAGGGCAGGTACATTTGATGAGATAGTTGCGATTGTTTTTTGAGTTTTTGCGTTGTTGCATATGATATTTCCTGATGAATGGTCCGCAACCATACACTATCCCCAGCCACATAGCTCGCGTTGAATTCTCCAGCCACCTTTTCAAGGTGGTTTTTTCATTTTCAGGTACCCGGAATCATCGTTGATAAGATTTCCGCCTGCCGGGCCTGAACCTTATCAAACAAAAAGCACCCCGTTAACCCGGAGGTGGAGTATGTATCGAATGGACAAGCTAACAACAGGTATTGCCTACGGAACGTCCGCAGGTAACGCGGGGTTCTGGATGTTGCAATTGCTCGACAAAGTATCCCCATCCCAGTGGGCCGCTATTGGTGTTCTGGGAAGTCTGGTATTTGGCTTGCTGACATACCTGACGAATCTGTACTTCAAAATTAAAGAAGACCGGCGAAAAGCTGTGCGAGGTGAATAATGTCTCCGACACTACGTAAAAGTATTCTTGCGGCAGTCGGTGGGGGAGCCTTTGCGATTGCCTCTGCACTCATTACTGGCCCGACGGGTAATGATGGGCTTGAGGGAGTGCGATACGACCCTTATCAGGATGTGGTAGGTGTCTGGACGGTTTGTTACGGCCACACAGGTAAAGACATCATGCTCGGCAAAACCTATACCGAGGCAGAGTGTCGGGCGCTACTAAATAAAGACCTGAATACCGTCGCCTGGCAGATCAACCCTTACATCAAAAAACCGATCCCAGAAACAATGCGTGGGGCTCTGTACTCATTCGCCTATAACGTCGGAGCCTGGAACTTCCAGACCTCTACTCTGCTTCGCAAAATTAACCAGGGTGACCAGAAAGGTGCGTGTGATCAACTGCGCCGCTGGACCTATGCCAAAGGGAAGCAGTGGAAAGGACTTATTACCCGGAGGGAAATTGAGCGTGAAGTGTGTTTATGGGAGCAAAGATGAGTCGCTTAACCGCCGTTATCATCGCAATAGCAATCCTGCTAATGTCCTGCGCCATTTCATGGCGTATGGGATGGAGTTCCCACGCTGATCACATCAATGCTCAGGCTGCGAAGAAGAGAGAGAAGGCCGAGAATGCCATTAAGCCTGAAGAGGAAAAGGCCGCTACTGCTAACGAAGCGGGTAAGGTCATCTACAAAACAATAACCCGCGACGTGGTGAAATATGTTCAGTCTCCGAATCGTACTGTGTGTAGGTTTGATGATGCTGCTGTGCAGTTGCGTCAGCGCGCCATCGATGCTGCCAACTCCATCCCCGGATTTGATGAGTCCGCCGTGCAAAGCAAATGACGCAGGGAATGACAGCGATGAAGATTTACAGTCTGATGTAGAAACCGCTCAATGCCTGCGCCAGCTCCGTTTGGATAAGTATCGCTGGCAGGCGTACTATCGGGCGGTGAGTAAGTAACAGGCATAGCACATGAAATAAGTGGCCTTAAGTGAACAAAAAATCTGAAAACAAGACATTCAAGCTTTCAGCATCGAAATGTTTGTATCTAATTCAGGGGGTGTCATGCACTATAGGATCTCAAACCACTCTTAACTAAGTAGCCACTCATGACAGTAAACTTACTACCACAACTACCATGCGGTTATCGTTACGGCATTGAGCGCTCGATCCGGCCCCAGACTGGTGCGGAATTTTTTCCGCCACAAGGGTGTGTTATCAAATCTGTTAACTTTGGGGATGGTGTGGTTATTTGTGTGCCCATCCAATGGTACATTAAACAATTAGATTTATGGGTCACTGTCTAAGGAACCATCGAATAATATGTTAGTTACCAGCCTCGTTAGGGCGAACTGATAATTGCTCTCAAAAGACCAGCATAGAAGCCTGTTGCTCTGGTTGAATGTTCCGGCAAGTTGAGAATGATTGGTTCAATGAGCTCTTTCGATATTTAAATGCTATCGATAACTTAAATGAAGCTATCATCACGTTATCACTGCCAGCCAACACCGAAACGGCAGTGGTCAGTTAAAAAGCAGAAAAGCCTCTCCCGGGTGGCTCCTGAGAGATTTTAGTTTTCTAACTGGTACTAACCAAAGGTCGCATATCTATGCGGCCTTTTTTTTAGCCGGTTTCATGGCTTGAAGACATCCTGGACGAGTATATGTGACGAAACCAATCAGGGGAAACAGGAATGCCCTGTGAGCGGATTTACGAATCAGCAAGAATATCTATCCCCACAAAGGGATAAGATGATATTTATCCCTTTGTGGGGATATTAATCATAAGCCTCGCATTTGCGGGGCTTTTTTATTCGCAAAAGGTAACGCGATGAAGAGCTTAAAAATTGAATACGTAGACGGGAAGCTGGTGGCCCTCGAGCGGGATGGTAAATCCTACATGGATTTGCCGGTAAGCGCGGTTCACTTCACACACAGTATGAAAACTAACCCGTATCTCAAGGTTGAGATTGAGGCTGGTGGTGAGCCGTATGTCCCGGCAGAACCGGCGCAGCCACCAGCGGCCGCCGAAAAAACGGTGACAGTGAAGGAAGGAGAGCTTATGCCTCCTGATGATAGTGCCCCCAGGGCAGAACGCCGTTCCCGTCATCGCAACCGTAACCGTAACAGGAGCCAGTAATGTTTAACCGTAATGATCTAACCCTCACACTGTTCTATGCATCCAGCACGAGTGATGAGGGGAGTAAAGTCGCAATGTTCACTGTGCAGGTAAACAATACAGACATGGTGTCTGTGCAGAGCAATACGCTGCAATGCATTACTGACAACTCTGGTAAGAAGGGTTATTCCGTTGGTGAACAAACGATATGCAATGGCTCAGATCCACTGTTGATTGCCCTCGAAAACTACTGGCGAGTGAATACCGAGGCCGTCGTTAATGGATTGATGGCAGATGTGAGCGACTTTATCGCGGGTAACGTCAGCCAGTCCTCTACATACCTTGGATTCAGTGGTTTGAAGATCTTCAACAATGTGCCGTTGGCGGAGCGTATCCCTGAAAGTGTATTGCAGGCCGACGGTGGCGCATCTGCAGGCTGAGTATTCACAGAGGCTGTTCAATGAGCGGCCTCGATAATTGCCCAGCAATTACAAACGATAATCATTATCTAATGGGTCCTCCCGGCGGGGTGGCCTTCCACGGGGCGGCGCGCTCGCGGGAATCGGCTGGTTTTCTGGATCCATGGTCATCATCATCATTTGCACAGGTTATTGATTTTATTGAGTCCTGTTTTGCAATGATGTCGAATCGGTTAAAAAGTGCTCATCATCATGGATCAGGAAATCGCTTCTCTGAAGCTGAATATCAATCAGCTGGCGGGCATAACCAATGTCCATCGTCAGACGGTGGCCGCCAGGTTGAAAAATGTTGAGCCGGCGCCGGGCAGCAACAGCAAACTAAAACTGTATTTAGTTACCGACGTTCTGGCTGAGTTAATGATCCCCACGGTTTCAACAAATCTTGAGGACATGCCGCCGGCTGACAGGCTGGCGCACTGGAAAGCAGAGAACGAGCGGATCAAGTTTGAGCAGGATACGGGGCAACTGATCCCGGCAGATGAAGTTGCCAGGGAGTTTTCAGTAATGGCAAAAGCTGTAGTGATGGTGCTGGAAACCCTCCCTGATGTACTCGAGCGCGATTGTGCGCTTCCACCTGCAGCTGTTTCCCGTGTTCAAAATGTGATCGACGATTTGCGCGACCAGATGGCCCAGAAGGTCATGGAAGCCGAAGCAGAGGAGGAAGAGCCAGAGGAGGACTGATGGCAAAGCGGGCATCGGATTTATATCGATGATCTGGTGGTCACCGATGTAACTGACGCCCATGAAGCACAGACTACTGCGGATGCAAACTCATCAGCTATCACCGGGCTAACCAGTCGCGTCACCTCGGCGGAAGGTAAGATCAGCTCACAGGCTGACGCCATCACCAGGCTGACCGGTGACATCAGCACCATCAACGGCACGCTGAGCCAGAAAGCGGACGCTGGCGCAGTGAACTCGCTGCAAACCCGCGTAACCGCCGCTGAAGGTAAGATCGAGAGCCAGGGAACCGCTATCACCAGGCTGGATAACAGTGTGGAGGCGTACCGCCGCACCGGTGAGAACCTGATACAAAACTTTGACTTCTTGCAAGGTGACACGGCTTACGCCATCCAGCGCAGCAGCGCCAGTACCGTGACGTTCGGTGACTACGGTGATGGCAAGGTGGGTGTTCGCCTGGTTCGTGCTGACGGAAACAGTCCGGGTGTATTCGCAAACAACAAGAAGCCAGTTCCTCAGAACGGCCAGCGTCGCTACCGCTACGTTGTGCGTGCTAAGGGGGTTTCTGGCGCCATGAACCTTTTACTTCGCCGCTGGAACTACAACGGCGCGGTTGAGGGTACTTACGCGGATAAAAACCTGACACTAACGGCCAGCTGGCAGACCTTCACCTGGGAAACCGACCTAACGCCGGCCACCGGCTTCGATGGCTCGTCGTTCGGTATGTACTGCCACCCGGCAAATGCAGAGGTGTGGGTGGACTCGTTCAAGGTCTATGACATCACCGAAGAGGTCACAATTAAGGCTAACGGTGAAGCGATCAGCAGCCTGACCAACACCGTTACGCAGAATGGCAAAGACATTACCGCGCAGGCCAACGCGCTTACTCAGCTCAAATCCAGTCTGACGAACGACGCGGTAGCACTGGCAGCCAACCCGGATAACATGCTGACGAACACCGGCTTCGAACGTGGGGCAGACAACTGGACTGGCTTTAACTCCCTTGTTGACGTCTATGCTGCTCAGGCTCCTAAGTCTGGCGCGTATATCCTGCGCTGCAAGGCTGGTGGCAACATCGGCGTAGGTCAGACAGTTCTTAACGTTAAGAAGGGTCGTACCTACCGCTTCGGTGGTTTTGTGAAGCGCACAGCTGATATGACCATCGGCCCGAACACTGTGGGGAATAACAAGTTCCGACTGGGTAACGCAGACACCGGCGCAGGCCCGCTTTCTGAGCTGAACTTCTCGCAGGACAATATCGGCACTAACTGGACGCTCCTCACGAAGGATTACGTCCCGACCACCGATATGAATATGACCTACACCATTAACTGCAACATGGCGACCGGTGAAGCTTACTTTGATGATGTCTTCTTCGTGGATGTCACCGACGAGATCAACAACGCTGCGAACGCGACAGCCATCACCAACCTGACCACCCGCGTCACGTCGGCCGAGGGCAAGATCACGTCGCAGGGGACGGCGATCACTCAGCTGACCGCAGACCTCAGCACCGCGAACGGGAAGATCACGGCGAATGCCAACGCCATCACCAGCTTGCAAAGCACGGTCACGCAGCAGGGCAACACCCTGACCACTCAGGGCCAGGCCATAACCAAGCTGAACAGCGATCTGTCTGACCTGTCCGGCGTTGTCGACACGAAGGCCAGCGCAGCAGCTGTTAGCGAGCTGACCACCCGCATCACTAATGCGGAAGGGAAGATCACGGCAAACTCAACCGCGCTGAACAGCATCACCTCACGCGTTGATGATGCTGAAGCGTCGATTGATGGCCTGAACGAAACCACCGCAGCGAACGGGCTGGCGATGGCAAACGGCTTCCAGCAGCTGCGCGCGCAGATTGGTGACAATCAGGCTGCCATCACGCAGACCAACAAAGTCGTAGCTGATATGGAAAAAGCGACAGCTGAGCAGATAAATACCGTTCAGTCGTCGGTAAACGGCATGTCGGCAACTGTTCAGGAAGTATCCAGCACCGTGGCGGACATTAATGGCAAGCTGGGCGCGCAGTGGGGCGTCAAAGTGGCTACTGATACCGGTGGTGCAAACCCTCGCATAGCAGGTATCCAACTGGGTATTGATGCAACCGGTAGCTCACAGTTCCTGGTACAGGCCGACACTTTCGCGGTGTATACCAGCGGAACGGGGAAAGCCTATCCGTTCATTGTGCAGGGCGGTGCGGCCTACATGCAGGAAGCGTTGATTCGTGATGGTTCGATCACCAACGCGAAGATCGGCAATGAGATTAGGTCGAACAATTTCGTTGACGGTTCTAACGGCTGGCGTATAGCGAAGGATGGCTCTTCTCAGTTCAACAACGTAATCGTTCGCGGCAGGGTGGAGGCGAATAGCGGCTCGTTCCACGGAACCATTGATGCTACCGATGGTATTTTCCGTGGCTCCGTTGAGGCCAATAGTTTCATCGGTGACATCGCGGCCATGAGCACGTTCCCCGGCAAAAGCGGATCAACATGGAAATCCCGCATCATGCACCACGACTCAAGTAACAAGGGGGGCAAGAGCTACGCGATCAGCGGACTGATTCGCTGGGAGGCGGGCAATAAGTCCGGGTATGTGACGGTAGATTGTTATGTAAATGGTCAACGCGTGTCGACTGCATCATATAACGGTACCGATTCCGGGGAATCCGCGCGCATGCGCATCACAGCCTGCGGAGTAGCTACCGGCATATCTACACAGGACACCTTGGTTGAAATTGTGGTAAGCGGCACAGGTACATGTCACCTCGAAGCCGGATACTGCGTGATGTCTCGTGGTTCTGGTTCATGGGAAGTAATTGCATAATCAGGAGGCGGCCCCTTCGGGGGCCGGTATTAAATGGCAACAATTAGCGACCAACTCGCGGCGGACATTCACAACGCTTTCAGCAAATACTACACAGACCTAGCCAATCAGGATCAGATCTTCTTTGGCGTTGGTGATGTGCAGATCACCAGGCAGGATGGCAGCACAGCTACAATTCGCTCGTGGAACAAGGTTATTGGGTCGGTGGATACTGCTGCGCAGCGCGGGATGTCGAACACCTTTACAGCCCTTCAAACGTTCAGTGCCGGGATCACTGTTAGCACAGGCAACATCAATTGCAGCGCCGATAACAGCATGATCGTGCTGGGTAAGAATACCGATCTGGCACTGCTAAAGAAGCAGGGGCAGGGCGGCACTATAGCGGTAGGATCCGGTACGCCGTTCAAAATTCAACGAGCCAATACTGCAGCCGTTGCGGTGAGCAGCACGATGGAAGATATATTCGTCATAGGCGTGGACAAGCAGACGACATTGCCCGGCGCGCTGGCTGCTGGTGGGAACATTGACAATACGTCGAAAGGCAAGATACTGACGCAGGCGATCGAGCTGTCTATGTCGACGCCTTACATTGACTTCCACTACAACAACAGCACTGCGGACTATACCGCGCGCCTCATCCACGACAGGCAGAACCGCCTGAATGCACAGGTGCAAAGCTTTTGGGTAACGGACGGGAGGATCACTGCGTCATCGACCATGCCAGCGAACCCAGCAACGGGAACGCAGCTTACCTCCAACCCTGTGCGCTCGTTGATGCAGGGGCGTGGGGCATATGGTGACGTGGATGGTGCTTACGTCCAAATGTACATGGAGGAGCAGGTAGGCACCGAACACCGGCTTGTGTTGTACGCCGACGGATTCGGGCGAACCGATGCATGGATCTTTCGCGCTGGCGGTACGATCTCCACCGGTAAGGGCGACGTACTGACGAGCGGCTCAGATATTAGGCTGAAAGAAGACTTCACGGAACCACTGGACGGGGCCTCCAGGCGTATTAACTCGCTGGGAGTATGCGAGTTCAACATGAAGGGCGAAACACGCCGGAGGCGTGGATTTATCGCCCAGCAGGCTGAAAAAGTTGATGACCTGTATACCTTCCTCGGCATCGAGCAGGAGATCGATGGCGAAAAATTTAGGGTGATGAATGTGGATTATACGGCGATTCTGGCAGACCTGGTATTAACAGTACAGGAACTTCGACAGCAGGTTAATGACTTAATGAAGTAAGGTCATATAAAAATTGCCGTTACAGGAGAGAAGGGGATGATGACGAATTTCCTCAGGATTGATATCTAAGTTGTAACATAAAAAATCAAAAAAACAGATAGTATTGCACCACGGTAGTTGATGCTCGAGCAAAAGTACTGAATGTAATTATAATCAAGCCGGTAGGTAATTATTTGCACTAAAAGTAAACACCTTGCTTAGTTGAGTTAATCATCACTTAGAACCAATATTTATTTCTAGCGCTGCTGTTCAATTGGCTTTATGCTTTAATAATACTTTTTCTTAAAAAGGCCCGATGCTGGGGTCTTTTTAAGTTGCAAATACAACCAAGATTTGAAACTCAGCACTTTCATACTTGTAAGCTAGATAGCTTAAAGTATTTATTATGGATTTTATTTGTGTCCGTAATCACCATCCCAGTATGTTTGTATGACACTGTTAAGTAATATTTCCCCCTGCTTTGATGGTCGCCCTGCGCTATATTCCTGTTTGATTAATACACTTTTTTGAGAATCAGCAGAAAAAGGCCCTTTGACAGGGGTTCCAAGAAGATTATCTACATTTGAATTATTGTTATTATTAATTACCTAAAACTATTTACTTTCGCTTGAGTTTGTTCTTTACTTATTCCCGACTCACGATCCTTATTTCCTAGTACATAGAACTGATTTAAAAGGCTTGTAGTTGAACGAATATTGTCAGCTGTAACTGGGCGCGTGTTAGGGTCGAAGTGAAGTTTTCAATCTGTGAAACCGCATTGCGTGCGTTTTTCTAAACAATATTTTGTGTATGCGTGAAATCTGTAACAGTAAAAACAGCCAGAAGGAAAGAGGAAATAAAAGTAACTCGATTAAAAATCATGAATGCATCCATGAATATAATTTAAATCGGCAAAGTACGGCGACAATTATAGCATAACTTTATTGATTACATACTTGACACGTATAGGTGTCAAGAGTAGTATCACCAATACTGTATATGCATACAGTATTAATTGTAGGCCTTTGATAGACAAGGAGATTAAGTTATGCCTGGATTTAACTACGGCGGTAAAGGTGATGGTACTAATTGGAGTTCTGAACGAGGAACTGGCCCTGAGCCTGGCGGTGGAAGCCGAGGGAATGGAGGTGATCGCGATAATAGTCGTGGTGGAGCCGGAAACCGAGGGAATTGGGCTGGCAGTGGGCCACTCAGCGCTGCATTAATTAACGACTCAATTGCTGAAGCTCTAGAGAAGCAACTTCCAAGGAACACCGTAGAGGCTACGAGTACTCCCGCTTATAAAAAAATGCGAGCGGCATTTGATGCTCTTCCGCTAGATAAACAGCCTGAAGCAAGGGCTCAGATAACTAAGGCATGGCAAAGTGCCCACGATGCAATGCCTGACAGAACTACGACGACTGAAAACGTAGGCGGTGGTAAGAATGGTCATAACGTCACAAGATCTACACCTAACTGGTTAAAAGAGAAAATGAAAGGGTTAAACCAGCAGGTAAATAATGATCTTTCTGGGGCGCTGGCACAGCATCAAAAAGCAGAAGCTGATGCCAGAGCTAAGGCAGAAGCTGCGGCTAAAGCCAAAGCTGCGGCTAAAGCCAAAGCTGAGGCTGAGGCAAAAGCTAAAGCAGAAGCTGAGGCCAAAGCCAAAGCAGAAGCCGCGGCTAAAGCCAAAGCAGAAGCTGAGGCAAAAGCCAAAGCGGAAGCAGAGGCAAAAGCCAAAGCAGAAGCTGACGCTGTGAAGGATGCTGTTAAGTTTACGGCTGACTTTTATAAAGAAGTTTTCAGTGTGTATGGCGAAAAAGCAGAACAGTTGGCTAACTTGCTAGCCACCCAAGCGAAGGGAAAAAATATCCGAAATATTGATGATGCTTTAAAAGCTTATGAAAAGCATAAAACAAACATCAATAAAAAGATTAATGCACAAGATCGTGCTGCAATTGCCAAAGCACTGGAGTCAGTCGATGTAAAAGAAGCAGCCAAAAATTTTGCTAAATTCAGTAAAGGCCTTGGTTATGTCGGCCCTACAATGGATGTTGTTGACTTGGTGTTAGAGCTGCGAAAAGCCATTAAAGAAGATAACTGGAGAACGTTTTTTGTTAAGATTGAAGCCATAGCAATTAGTTTTGGCGCAACTCAATTAGCAGCACTAGCATTTGCATCTCTTTTAGGAGCCCCTGTAGGGTTACTTGGTTATGCATTAATTATGGCTGGCATTGGCGCGTTAGTTAGTGACGATGTGGTCGATGCAGCCAATAAAATTATCGGGATTTAAAATTACTTTTTTAATTTCTTAATGTTATCAAGGTCGTCTTTGTTATGGCGACCTTTTTTAATTTCATTCAATATACAAAACAAACCAAAAGGTATAGACATAATGAAGTTCATTAATACAAATAAGGTCAAAAGGTAAGTTTTGGGAACGCCATCTTTGAAGAGTCCAGTAGTCCAAAACTTTTCGTTTCTATATTTCAAGGCTGTTTTTTCAATTTGATACCATGAGAACGGGAATAGAATGGCACTGATTAAGCTAAAAACATTGAAATAGAGTATTTTTGCTGATTCATTACCATTACTGCTAAAAAAAATAACACCAGATATTAAAAGGCTCCAAAATATTTTCCTGAAATAATATTTAATACTCATGTTATTTCTCTTGCTATCCTTTGTAGGGGTATTTTAGTCGTTTTGTTGAAAATATCTATAAAAGAATAATGAGTCTTTTAACGCCATTTATTCTTTTACAGGTTGATGGCAATGGCTAACATTTCCATGTATCTAACGATAGGTCGTCCTTGACGAAAAAGTGTAACACCGTTAGAACCTGCTTCACAACCCGCTAAGTGCTGCTTCGAAGATCCAGACTTCTCGAATGTTGGCTTATCTATATTTGTTATGGTCCTGAGATCTCACCTGTTTAACCAGCTCAAATATCCCCGCGAGATAACAGCGTTCGGTGCAGATTTGACTACTTGCTAAGCAAGCTGACAATATGTCACTGCACACTCATATAATTGAAATTCTCAACGCGAGAAGGCGATGAGTTTAAGTTCCCGTTATACAATCCGGACGGGGGCAGTAACTGAGGGTTTTCCTTTATCTGCATCAGGCTATGCAGAAGGGCGGCTAATCGTCGATAAGCTATGCTGCACAGCCCCTAACACTCAGTTCATACAAACCGAAACCAGTTATGCCGTAGTGGATTTCTCCGTTAAACCAAAACAAGGAGATACCGTTCTAATTCAATACGGTGGCGGTACTGATTTTGCAAAAATTATGGGGGGGGCTTTTATCACTCGGGATGGTGAGGCGCTGGAAGGCGAGGCACTTGACGACGTGGTAGTGATAGGCATAGTGACATTCGTCATAAATCGCACTAGTCGTATTGATGACGAATGCCCGGTTTGAACTAAGAACAGAAGGTCAAATATTTATCAATATTAAAGTTGTCTTACGAATATATTTGTATGTTAATCATGGTACTATGCTTTAATATTTCATTTCTTCAATTTTGTTATTATTTCATCAACTGCATCGTATGCAGTACCTGTTGGATTTTTTTTACAATAATTGATAACGTATTCTTTTATTGTTGCAAGATCTGTATCCGGAAAGTGTTCCTTACCAGTACTCATATTTATTGCTGATGTAAATCCTGCAAGCCAACTCACCAAATTAGAAGTCCATAAATCTTCCGGATACGGGCTATCTTTATCCTTTATCTCATTTTGGACATTTTCGTTCCATACTTTACATGAGCCATAGGAACTGAAAATAACATAAGCATGTGTATTGAATGTAACCAGTAAACATGTAAACATCAACAATTTAAATATATTCATTTATTTGTCCTTCAGTTAAGAAGATCTTTTTAAAAATAGAGAACTCTGCAAATAGCAATGATATCAATTGAATGATATTAATAAAAGCACAAGTGAATAATATTGTTAAATTAAATGCGCTTAGGTTATGTATTATTTTGATTGCGCCTATATAAAAAGGTGTTGTCATTAATAATAGCAGCGCTAGTAGCAACGCACTTCTGAGTAAAAAGCATAATATTGATGTTGATCTGTTTGACTTTATTATCGCAGAATCTCCAATTCTCATACGGTTGAAAATATCTATTTCTTTTTGGTTGTCAAGCATATCTCTGTCTATAAAATAATAAATATTTAAAATGTGCGGGTATGTTTTAGCTATATCTTTAACCTTTTTAATATAGTAAGTCTCTCGGATTCGTGTCATTGAGAAAGAACCAATCCATATAACTAGCAGCACAGGCATGAATATCATTCCAGCACTTTCAATATTATATAATGAAACCTTTGATTTCATATCACCTAAAGAAAAAGGTATCTGTATAGGGGTGTCAACATCGAACACCTTTACTGATCCATTATCAAAATTTTCAATTCTAACATTAACATCTTTTATTATTTCATTTATTGGCAAACTTACTTTGTTTAGTAAAGTGTTTAACAAATCTTTGTCACCATAAAAATTTCGATAAACTAGTGAATAGAAAAATTCGTTATATATGTCTTTAGCCCCGTCAATGGAGGTTGAACTATTAAGTCCCAACTGATTCCTTATTAAATTAATGTTTTTTACATCAAGGCCAATATATGAATTTGTTTTTTCTTCTAGCTTTTTATCGATATTGATTTCAGGTAGGCCTAATTTTACCCTGGATTTATTAATGTTTCTCATTTCAAGTCTTTTCTTGTTTTCCTCCTCTTTTTTTTGTGCCTCTGTTTTCTTTTTATTATCAGCTAAATATTGTTCGTATGTTTGCTGAAGACCTTTAGCAATATCGAGAGATTCTCTTTTTTCATTAATCTCTTTAATGAAACCTATAAGCATGGATTTCTTTAAACTATTATTATCTGACGTGATCGCTGACGATAGAAAGTAAAAGAAAAAACTGATGATAATTATTATTACACTTGTGTAAAGTAATCTTTCAACTCTTTTACCAAGGTCTGATAAATTTTCCATAGTTATCTTCAATAAAATGTTTTTACATATAGTAACAGATTTTTCATGAAGGAATATATGCAACATTGACGGAGTGGTGTAACTATCTGAAAAGAAATAATATATTACTGAATGTAAACAAGTCAGCTATGATAGTCAAAATAACGTGACATTAGTAGTGTTTTTCACCATGCGCTGATGGCGCATAGACGATAATAGTCGAAGTTAACGTAGTTTTGCAGTATAAGCATCGGTAATTCACAAGCTTCGTAAAGTCGAAACACCTCAAACTACAACTTTTTTATACTGTTTATAGCCAGTTTTCATGCAATCATAAGCCAGTTAGAGGTGTAGTGGTTGTACTAATCTTGGCACCGACACGATAAATAGTGGTAGGTATGACATCGCGCTGTAATTTTAGGACTTATTTCTTCATAATATCGCAGTTTACGCGCCTGTAACTAGTTGATAATTATAGCAGATTAATGAATGTTTGTTATGAAAATCGATTATATGTTTTTGATTAAGAAACAAAAAGCGCACGATTTAAAATCCCTCGGCGTTCGCGCTGTGTGGGTTCAAGTCCCACTCCGGGTACCATTGGGATAAAAGCAGAATAATCAAAGCAATAAGCAGTGTCGTGAAACCACCTACGGGTGGTTTTTTTGTTTCAAAACCACCCATATTCATAATATCACTTCATAATATTTTTCCTTTCCACCTGTCCATCTACAACCGGAACTACCGCGATTTTTCTGTCATACCGGGCAGTTTGCTCAACGTTCTTGTGCCCTGATATTGCCTGTTTCTCGTACAGATTGCCCTTGAGATCAGATATCCCTTTTGCTTTTAAATCGTGGAACGTGAAGTCAAAGGAAAGGTGAGGGTACAGCTCCTGCGCCTCAATTTTTGTCTTTCTCCAGCGACTGTTAAAGCCGTCCCGTGTGTATTTTCCACCTGCTGGTTGGTGGATGACATACAGACTGCTCATGCCAGCGTTAAGAGGTAAATTTTTTGCCAACTCAAGTGCAGCGTTCAAGCGAGGGCTCCATGCTTTTATCTGAGCAACAGACGTTTTACTTTGCTTTATCAGGATACCTTCTTCCATAAATTGGCTTTTTTTCATCTCCAATACATCGTTCTGTCTGGCACAGCAGAGGTAAGCGAGTTCCATGGCGATTTTCACAATGTCTGGCGCTACAGAGTACAGCGCTTGGTATTCCTCATTTGTAATATAGCGATCTCGGCTAAACTCTTTATATTGGCGGACACCCTTTGTTGGGTTCCGTTTAACGAATCCGCGTTCATAAGCCCAGCGATACACGCGTGACATAAAAGCTTTTTCTCTATTAGCTTGTGTCCTGCTTTTTATTCCCCGCTTGTCCATATAACGCCGAATATGTTCAGGTTTTATAGCGTCCGGCGGCATTTTCCCAAATACATCAATAATTTTTTTTGAATACTTTCTATAGTCTTTCTGGGTTTCCGGAGCCAGTTCGAAAAATTCACCAGAGTTAAAGAAGCGTTCGATAAGTCCTTCCAGCATGGAGTAGTCCGGGCGATCGTTCATTAGCGCTTCCCATGCACTCCATACCTGAGCCTGTGTACTGGTTTTGTCACAGAGGCGGATATTGCCGCCTCCTTTGGGATGATATTCATATGCTGACCTCCCGAGGTAAACCCTCGGTGGCATCCAGGCATCGTCTTTATTTTTTCTCGGACGTGGCATTATTCAAGTGCTCCAAAATTGGGCTGCAGCAAATTATCGACGTTATTCTGTCGTAATCTCTGAGTTAAAGGATTATTGAAATGCGCCCAGGTTGTGCGTGGTCTTCCGTCTCGTCCTTCAACAAAGAAAATCCCGGCATCACGTAAACACTGTGATTGCTTTGAGGGGATCTTGTATCCAGTAATTCGTTCGAGGTCTGCGTTTGAAATGATCTCGTTATCAAGATTCATAGTGTATCTCCACAAGTCCGGCTGCAACCGGCTTAACTTCTACAATTCTTTTCTCCGGGCCAGTCGTCACTCGATAGGCTTGATGGTGTCGAGCAGCAGCTGGCGGCGCGTATTTTCTGCAAAATGAAGGCATCCGGTCGCTTTGTGGTAAAACTCGTTTTTGCCAACGACCCACATCCGCTCTGTCTGATGCAGTTTTTTAACCTTCGGACCGTCTTTGGTGATCACGGTACCGGTATGGGTTTTATGATTGTCATACGGACTCCCCAAGCACCCAACGGAGTGCGCTTGCATACTCACCCTCGGCAGATTCCAGGGCTTTAGTAATTTCTTTGCGGGTTTTCAGACGCGGCTTTTCCTCACCGAGAATCTTACGCTGACGCCGGGCTTTTTCATGGCCGGTTATGCCAGCTGTCGCCAGCTCGATTGCTGACACTTTTGCACGCTGCTCTTCAGGTGGGAGCGAACCAAGCTGACGCGCCTGGGTAACGGTGACAGTTCCAGACTCCACTGCATCGCGGACAGCCTGGGTGGCATCCAGCAGCGACAGCGTTGCGCGTACTGTCTGAACACTCACGCCAAACATCAGCGATAAATCGTCCTCGTCGTGCCCGCGGTCCAGCGCATCAGCCATTTTCTTTGCTCGGCCCAGCGGCGTATCAGCCTGGCGGATTTCGTTAGCACTTACCATCGCCTGCGCCATGCGAACGGCAGAGCCACGTTTAGCGACTGCCGGAACCAGTAACGGTTCTTTGCCCTCTTTCGACAGACGCTTGTTGGCTTCCAGTGTATGGCGCACACGCTGGCGACCATCAACCACACACGACAGCCCTGTCTCCGGGTCTTTCCAGACGATAATCGGCTCAAGAACGCCCTGGTCCATGATGTTCAGCACCATTGCCTCGCTGATAGGCAGGTGGATACGCTCATCGTAAAGCGGGTGCGTTTTGTCGGTAACCAGGTGCAGGTTTTCAGGTTCGAACGTCAAAACGTTCGTTTTGCCACTGGCGCCGTATACAATCTTTGAATCTTTAGCCATCAAAGTGCCTCCACGTTACGAAAGCTGGTGGGGCAAATTGCTTTCAAATCGCGCATTGCTTCGAGGACATGTAGATTTGTGCGCTTCTTGGTATGTCGCTCAGTAATACGATCACACTCCTTCGCCCATGATTTGACTTCGATGAGAAGAGCGTCTCGTTCGATACGAGCCTGACGAAGAGCTACGTTCGAAACATCGAGGATAGCCGCCAGCTCTTTGACGATTGTTCCCTGAGCTGGTGGCATATCTCTGGCAATTTCGTATGCCTCTGTAATTAGTTGATTTGCTGTCTTAGCCATCTCTTGTTCTCCATCTGACGCGCTGCAACGCGTGAATTTAGGATGCTGCAACCCAACCCATGAAAGTGGGTGAATAGCTTGTTAAAATTTCTTGATGATGGGTTAGCCGCCACTGCAATGGCGGCACGTTAGTTCTCCACACAACAAAAAGAGCACTACCGCGTTCTGCCGTTCCATCCTGGCTTTTGGTACCGCAACGGCTGCGAGATGTTTTTTGCATGCCAGCGCTCTTTTGGTTGTGCCCTCGTCTCTTCCGAGGTGTCACACCTTTTCGCCGCGCTGGTGGGGCGCACGTCGTGCCTGAAACACTTAGCTTGCACATTCCGGTTGTTCTGAGAGGCATGGATAAAGGGACTCTCAGGCCGCTGCGGCACATGTGCCATATGCCGTAATGCTCACTATCACACCATGGCACGTAACTGTAGGTACACGTGGTGCGACTTAAATGTACCTTTAGTTACCAGTGTGGTCAAGTGAGCTAAGTACTTTTTGTTACCTATGGATTCAAAAAAAGCCAGAAGGAGATCTGGCTTTAGAAATGGGTAAGTTAAATGTTTTGGGTAATCTGAACCACTCTCCCAACAATCCGGCAATTACCGTCTATCGGGATGGGTTTAAAGGCAGGGTTAAGTGGCATCAAGTATGCGAAAGGGCTATCCCATACCAGCTTTTTAACGGTAGCTTCAGCAGAACCGTCAAGTATTGCCACTACAATTTTTCCGTAAAGGTCATCCAGTTGGCCATAGTGCGGTTCAACAATAACGATAGATCCTTCGGGGATGGATGGCAGACCATGAGGGTTAGTCATAGACTCCCCACGAACTACCAGGCCGAATGCTTCATTAGAAACGTTTGCAGTGGTTTGCGTCCATGAAATCACATCAGAAAGCCTTGAGCATGCATAAGTATCAGTCCACATCCCAGCTTGAACAGCGGAGATAATAGGAACTGCCGTTGGTGGCTTAAGGAACGGAATAACTTTTGTATCATCCGGCGTTTCCTCACCTCGACCGTAAAGAATCCATTCTGGAGTAGTCTGCAGCGCCACCGCCAGCTGATGGAGATTCTCACCATCAGGTTTAGTAGTACCGCTCTCCCATTTTGTTACGGAAACACGGCTTACCCCTAAGCGTTTAGCCAGGGTTTGCTGTGTTATGTCGAGCTGGACTCGACGGGATCTTATCCGGTCTTTCATCTCTGTTTTCATGTAACCAATGTTACATTGATTCCTTGTAACTGTTGTTTGCTATTTAATGTACCTTTTGTTACCTTTGGGGCGTAAGTTAACCAGGAGGAACCATGCGTAAATCAGAAGTCATTGAACACTTCGGAGGAGTATCAAAAACCGCAAGTGTTCTTGGGATTTCCCACCCGGCAGTTTGCCGATGGGGTGAAGTCATCCCTCAAAAACAAGCTTTCGTCATAGAGCGAATTACGAAAGGCAAGCTTAAGTACGATGCCAGCCTTTACCAAAAGGCTACAGATTCAACTGCTTGAAAGTAACTACAAAAGGAAAATTAATATGGTAGAGCCAAACCTCAAAGAAGTCGTGAAAGGTATGTGCAAAGCATATCCGGGCGGCCGCGAAGCAATGGCTGGCGCCTTGGGTATGACCGTGACGCAGTTCAACAACAACCTCTACGAGAAAAACGGCTGTCGATTTTTTGAAGTATCGGAGCTGGAAGCGATGG